TCGCAACCACAAAAACCGGCAAAAAACAACCCCAATAAAGAATTTCTTCACAATTGGCCGCCTAGCACGTTTTTGTTGAGTCTCGCGAGTCTCGTCACAATTGTTCACAATCGGCCGCCCATAGATTCCCCGGTTCTCCGATCGACAAACCGGGGGATGAGAATCGCTTATATAATAAGGGATGCTAATCCACCGGACGGGATTGATCACCATCGCTTATATGATAAGGAATGCTAATGGTTCCGGCTGAAATGATAAGAATCGCTTATATGATAAGGAATGCTTATGGAACTTGCCGGAATGATCAGAATCGCTTATATAATAAGGGATGCTGATCCAACTGCCGGGAATGATAAGGAATGCTAATGTTACGAATTGTTACAAAATGTGAAGAAATATTACAAAATGTTAAGAAATGTTACAATAGTACAAATGTACTACTATTAGTACAAATGTACCACTGGAAATGAAAATCATTCTTACTATACGCCTCCAGCCGGACCCTATACGCCTCTAGCCGGGTCTTATAGGCTTCTGGCCGGGTCCAAGATAGGCCGCTAGCCGGACCCAAGTTAGGCTTCTGGCCGGATCTCACCATCCTTTGCCATTGTTCGCCGCTTGAGCGGCTTTTTCTGCGTCTTCATACGGCCCTCCCACATTGTCGCCATCGTCTTCATACCAGTACCAGCCTTCTACTAGCTCAGTGCCCTTACAGCAGGCTTCAGTGAAGAAATCAATGAGGATCATGCTGCCCTCTGCAACCGTGCAACAGCCATTGCGAAAGTCTTGGGGGAGCGCCCTCCTGGCCGCCTTAGCTCGTAACCGTCATGGTCGACAATGGTGTCACCAGCACTGTCTACGTGCCCTTCCAGCTCTCGCTCCCACAGCCCCCTGCAGGAGCCTTCTGCGTCGAAGATGGCAATGGTGTCTTCACGGTCTGCCATGGCTAGCCTTACGTGGCGCAGAATGTCGCTAATGCTTGCTGCTTGGTAGCTCATTGTCGTGGCCCCAAAGTAAGGGCCATTATCTTGATAAGTGCGGACGGTAGTCATGAAAGAAGAAGCAATGGCAAGGGAATGGTCTTTAATGAATGAAGAAGTCATCAATCTTCCTCAATAATACGAAAATCAGGATCATTGTCCTTTTTAATCCATCGACACTGATTAGTGCCAGGAATCACAATAAACATTTTGTCATGGTGGTTTTGTTCTATTATTGCCATTGTTAGCTTTTTGCCAATGCGGCTTTTGCCTTTGTCGCTGATAGCAATGATGTTGATGATGTCTTGCATGGTTTTGAAGCGGGTGGAGAGCCTCTCAGCTCGTTGAAAGAACAATAAGCTCAAACGAGCCAGAAGTCAAGCTTTCCAGGCAAATTCAGCCATGGAAGCAGGCGCTAGGCCAGTGAAGCGTTGAAAAGCGGCAAGGGCGGTTTCAGAGTGGCCGCCAATGTGCCACTGGTATTCGCCTTTGGGGGTGGAGGCTTGCTTCCAATCGTAGACAGTAAAGGATTCTCCGTTTTCCAGCTTCCAGCACCACTGCACAGTAGTTTTATCGCCATTGCACTCGTGGGGCTTGCCCATGGTGGCAACAAGGGCTGCAAAGGTGGTTTTGACGTAGCCCTGAAGGCTGGTGCCCGATGGTTTGCCTTCGGAAGCAACAGCAATGGAAGGAAGCTTGGCGGCAGGGGCGGGAACAGGGGGCAGGCGGTAGGCCCCTCGGACATAGGAGCGAATCGTGGCCAGATTTGAGTCGATAATCGTGCCGCCTCCGCTCAGGGCTTCAGTAGTCCAGCCAAAGGCGAGATGGCAGCACCAACCATCGGGGCAGCGCTCCAATGATTCAACGCCGGGCATGGCCAGGATGGCGGCGGCGGCCTTGGGCAGCAGTTTGAAAACGGTCATGGTCTTGGGGGGGGTGGTGGAAGCTCTCGCTCCCGTTGAAAGAATAATAAGCCAAAAGGGGGCTAAAAGCAACCCCCTAGCAAAGGTCAATTTCCGTCGTACAAGGAAGTCTTGATGCCGGTCTGCTTAGCGGTGCGCCAGATGGCGCGGGCTTCCTCGGCGTCAGTGATCTGACGGAACCACAAATCACGCCCCCATGTGTGGTACACCTTGCCGGTGCTGTCAGGAATATTCTTCCAGGTGCGGCAGCGGATGGTGGCACCGTAGAACTTGCCTTGAGCAGTTTCAACTTCAAGGGAGATGTCGCTGTTGTCACCAATGAAATGGCTGAGCGTCATCAGGCCAGTAGCACCGCAGGCAAAGCAATCACCGTTGGCGATGTGGCTGTAGTGAGAAAGCTTGCCGGTGCCGTTGCAGTTAGGGCAGGTGCAGACTTCGCTAGTGGTAGTCATGGCTTAAGGGGGGTGCGGAGGCTCGCGCCTCTCGGTTGAAAAGACAATAAGCCAAAAGGGCCAGGAGCGCAAGCCCCTAGCCCAGATTGCTTCATGGCAGCAGTCAGACCAATGCCAGGGAGTGAGCCTTGGCGATGGTGGTGGCACCAGTGCCCCAGTAGAGGCTCTCTAGCCTCTGGCGGGCAGCGTCAGTGGAATCAATGGCACGGCCCGCATCATGAGAGAAATACTCTGTGATGGCCTGGTAGGCACCCCACATGGTTCCCTGCACTCCAGGAATGTCAAAGCCAATTCCTTCGCCATGGAACTTATTTGCCACACTGTCCCAAGCAGTGAGGTCTTCCAGCTTTTTAGGGCGAGCGGAAGCTTTGTCGCCTCGCTTGTCGTTGGTGGTGCCAACTAGCTGATCAGCAAACACGCCTTCGCAATACTGACGGAACAGAGCAGCAGTACATGGTTTTGCAGCCATTGCTTCTAGCTCTTCAATGCCAGCAGTAAATTGCTGACGCTGCATATCAATGATTGAAGGGAGATGATCAATTAAAGAATTAGCATTCTTGGTGTGACGAATGCGCATCTTTTTAGTAGATGCACCAGCGGCAGCACGACCTAAAGCATACGAAAGCGTGTTTTGACACACCACGCGAATGGGGCTGAACATCACTTGGAAAGCAATTGTGCCATCATGAGAAGTGCAGCCCACGAGGTATTGGTGAATGGTGTCACCAGGCAGCACGTCAGCTTCGGAATTGTTCACTTTGGCAGTGAATGCAACCTTGCGCCCTTCGTTGAGCACTACTACGGCATCCATCGTTGCATCTTCATGCAGGGCTTCTGCCACCCTGATTAGCTGCTCGTTTTGAACAATGGAGTAGCTTTCGCTTTGAATGGAAAGCACGTTGCCAGTGTCGCCGCGAGTGATGGCTTGGTAGCCAGGGATGGGCAGGCCAGCAGGATCAAACACGGGAGTGCTGATGGTGCTCCAGTCGGCATTGGCAGTAGCGAAGGCTTCGCGAGCGGGCTGGGTGCCATCTAGAACAGTGCCAAGCTTGTGCCAGGCGGGCTCGTTGTTGAAGAAAACGCCGGAGGTGAATTGGTGGCTCATGACTTTGAAGGAAAGTTGGCTGACAAAAAGAAAATTAGCTGGTTTTGGGCCTGAAGTCAAGCCCGTTCACAAAACTTTACGATCAGCGTTGCTGGTCGCAGATACCAGAGAGCATCTCGCCCACATAATCGTGAGCGGCGCGAAGCTTGCTGAATGCAGCATCACGCTCTGCACGAGCCTGTGAATAAGCCGCAGGCCCTTGCACATAGAAATCCCGACCATTTAACTCGGCTTTTGCCAGAGCATCCATGGCCTTGTCGATGGCATGGTAAGCAGCAGCGTAGCCGTCGCGCAGATCAGTAAAGCTGGTGCCGTTGAGATGGACAGTGGGAACGGTTGCCATGGAAGGAAAACGAAGGTGAGGTTCTCGCCTCGTGAAACAACAATAAGCCCAAAGGCGCCCGTTTCCAGGCGCCAGCGGCAATCTTCACACTCTGTAACAATTAGTCCGCAGGCATGGAAGCCCCTCCCACCACGCGAAACCTTCTATTGGTGAAGATCCTGCGTAAGCTTTCAGCCTTGAGCCTGATGGCAGCTTCGTCGTTGCTGGTGTCCATGTGGTGGTATTTACCATCCACCCAGCTCCAAAGGCTCCAGACGTTTTGATTAGGGCGATCAAGAAGAGCAGGCATGATTAATGCTTTTTTGTTAATTCAGAATACAAGGAATTAGCGTGTGAATCAAAAGCGTGTGTCCATCGCTCTTTATTCCTGCTGTTGGGAAAACGCTCAAAGTAGTCGCGAGCTTCGGCAGCAGCAGTATCAATCGCTTGTTCGCAAAAATCATAATATTGCGAGCCTAGTTTTTCAATGACTAAAGATTTGAGCACTTCTTTTATCCGTGCGCTGAAGGCATCCGTTGATGGCCGCTTAGATTGAACAAATACTTTATCTGTCCAATTGCCAGATTTGCGCTGTGCAATATTCTCAAGGGACTGTGATGCTTTTTGTCTTGCGAGGGCTCCGCTGATTAGGACTGTGTTGTTAACGTGTTCCGCCGTTGGATTTTCGGGAGGAATAGAAAAAGCAGCTTCCGCCTTCTCTTTCATTAATGCCCATGTTGCCCATCCTTTAACTGCAACAAGAAACGTTCGTCGTCCCTTGATTCTGTTTAGTTCTTTTTGATACTTAGCTTCAGTTGCAAGTATCACCTTATACATACCTCTCTTCTGCTTGGTGGACTTAATGCATTCGTTGATGAAAGTAATATCCTGGTCAATTTCTCGGCAAAGACTAACAAGAGTTGAATGGTTATATCCGCTGAAGTCATCAGCAACTAGGAAGCTTCTGTTGACAACTTTACTGGCCCAGCCTTTCACAATAGGCTTGTGAGAGTTTTCGCAAAGTGTTTGCACTGTTGCTAGTGTTTCCATTAGATTTTAGAGATGAAAATAACAGGAGTAGTTGGCAGGAATAGTTGGGGACTTACAAGAAAAATGTGCTTACTACGGGCCTATCACGCTGTGTCCCACGCTGTAACCACCCGTAGTCTTCGATGAGACCCTGTACAAAATAGAGGCTAGGATAAACAACTGCACCAACAATTGTTTTAGTCCACCACTTGGCACGAGTAGTGGTAAGCATATTAAGGGAGCACATAGTTAGGGGATGACTAATCCCCCTCTCTGCCCCATTGATTAACAGTAAAGGGCGATGCCGTTTGCTTTGATGCTTACCACGCGCTCACAGTCAAAGGAACGCCAAGCACCTTGGCCTTCTTTGCGAGCAATGGAGAAGTCACGGCAGCGAACGATGCTGGGCGCCTTGAGAGCGTAGCCAGTACCTTTGATCTCCTGGGTGTCACGAGGGTTGAACTGCAGCTTGCGAAGGCTGCCATCAGCCTTGCGGAACTCTACGGAAACAATGGAAGAACCAGCATCAAAGATAAAGCTTTTGACGAGGTCGGTCTTGGACTGAGGCTTAAGAACGCGAGACATGGTTGGAAGGAAAGGAGAGGCTTGCGCCTCGTGAAGGAACAATACCCTGGATTCAGCCCTCGTCGGTGGCTGCTTCATACTCTGTAACAATGTCCTGGAGGGTTTCGGCCAGCCCTTCCAAGCCACGAGCGCCGTCATCAATGGACTGCAACACGCCTTCCAGCGCCCATTTAGCATCTTCAACGGTTTCAATGTCCAGCTCTTGGTCGCCGTGAACAACAGTGATCATGGTGGTTTCGTGGGGATGTGCCATTATTGCCTGTGCCATTGCCCTCTGTCAACCCTGGAGCCCCTTTACGAAGAATTGTGACAAACGGCTTAGGCGGAGCTTGTCGGGAGCTACAAATTGTGCGGATTTTGTTCCAAGGTTTTGAATCTTAATCAGTTCAAAGTTACTTTTCTGCGTGACCACTTTGTATTGTCCCCGCCAACCAAATAGGTCGTCATTGAAGTCAACAATGGTGCCAACGGGAAAAGTCAATTAGCTCCTAAATAAGTGATGGCGCAGTACCTTTGCGGGTGTAGCTGAATGCACTTGTCATAGGCCAATGTGTCTTTTGCGGGAGCTGGAATGCTGATAATACTGGCGCCAATGATTAGAGAAACGCCTGCTGCAATTGAGAAAAACGCAGTAGCTGAAGGAATGTCGCGCATGGTGGAAAGGAAGACAAGAGCACATTACAACACGAGCCGGACCCTGCAAGGGGAAAGAAATTCCCCTTTACAAGGCTGGCTGGATCTAAAAAAGCCGTTGCAAGAGCATTGTCTTACACTTCGGCAGGCGTTTCGATTTGAATCATAGGGGGAATTTTAGGAGGCTGAAATTTGCGCATTGAGGCACCAGTTACGTGCAAATTAAAACAGCGAATAAGCGACGCTAATGTAGCAAGCCTTTGCTGGTTCATATTGCATTTAAGGAAATTATTGTTGACATATTGTCTATAAGCGAGAATAGGTGAATTGTTTTCTAAGTCAGCACCGCTAGCAAACATATCAGAAAAATCAGCAAGCTGGTAGTGCTCCCACCCCTTATTGGCTGCAAGATAAAGGAAGGTAAAATAAATAGACTTAGAAAACGTTTTGAATTGACTGTGTACAGACGATGCAGTGTTGGCACACCATTCACATTGCTCTTTACTTTGTTCCCACAAATCAAGGATTTCTTCGTTGGTAATTCCTTGAGAAATTGCAAAATAAGCCTCTGGGTTTTCAATAAGAGGAATAGCCAGTCGAAGCCCTGCTGAAACAATGTTTTGATGTTGCTCACAGCCAGCAATCTTCAATACATCAGTAGCACTTCTTGCACGTCCGGTGTCAAACACGGAAAAAGAGTCTTCATCGCAATTCCATGCCACCACCATGGCTGTTGAAATGCCACTTTGAACAACAGCACTTAAGCGAGTTTGACCGTCGAGCAATCGACCGTTTGCAGCCACGGAAATACCTTGTCCAGTTTTGCGCCACTTGCCCTTTTCAATTTGCTTGGCAAACGACTTAGCGCGAGTTTTGGAAAGGCCACGGTTGCTGGTGTTGGAGCGAAGAAGATCTGTTGCCCATTCGGGCGTCATCTGCACAAGTTCAACTGAAAAATCGTTAGACATGGAAGTAAGGAATGTCTTGGTGACCATCTAAGAGTACATGGCGACCCAAACGTGGTCAAGGTATTTGATGATAAGAATTTTTTATCAAAAAAAAGGCGCCCCCTCCAGCCGAAAGGGACGCCTCAGATATTTCCTCAAGGATCATACCCTGGCAAAGCACACCCTGGCAACTCCTTGGCCAGGACTAGCGATGCGAGAAAATGCGCCATAGCTCAGGTCCAATGACCTGCCTGCAATGAACGGCCCACGATCAGTAACAGTGACGGTCACGCTCCTGTTGTTGGCGGGATTCGTCACTCGCAGGCGTGTGCCGAAAGGGAGCGTCTTATGGGCGGTTGTAAGGCCATGAGCATCAAAGCGACTGCCGTCTGCAGCGCGTAAGCCGTGGAAGCCATCTCCAAGCCCATAAAAGCTTGCATGAGCGCATGAAGAAGCAGCCTCCACTGCAACAGGCGCAAAAGCACCAAGAGCAAGGGAAGCGGAGAGAAGAATAGTTTTAAGCACTTGTTTGGAGAAATAGTGAGCAAGGGCTACCAGTCTCCCAGCAGCAAATCCAACGTTACCACAATTCCTCTTGCCATTGCTCCCCCTATCCATGTTATGCTTTCCAAGCAAGTCGGTCCTGGAACTTCGGTTCCGCTCTCGTAAGGGAGCCCGTGAGGGTGGACGGTGCTGAATGGATGGACTCTTCCGCAAGGATTAGTCGGGCGCTCATGGTTTGCCTGTAAGGCATCCATTCCCTTTGAGCGAAGCTCAGGAGCCGCATTATCGGAGATTTGCAAGGAGAAGGGCCGTAAGGCCCTTTTCTTTTGACTTGTCACAAAATGCAGGACGGAGACTTGACAACAGCAGTCGAAACTTATTGCGGTTGCTGTAAATCTCTCCACCAATCATGACTAACTCCTCTTCCTTTTTGGCAGTCAAGTTGCCCTGGCCACCAAGTATTAGATTTCCTTGCATTGTCAGACGCAGAAAGCACTACGAGATTCGATGGCACGTGAAGTCCGCACATAAAATCACTAGTTAACGGGTAAATATGATCTACATGAAAATTTTCGCCAGCAGCGCTTGTCATCCACTGAGATAAAGCGTAAATTTTTTCAATTTCGCGACGATCTTCTTCTGTTAACCATGGAGGAACAGCCTGCCTTTCGGTAGCTCGTCGAAGGGAGCTGATAGCCAAACGTTTATGAGGATTAAGATTTGTCCATCTCTTTGAATTTTCTTTTCTTTTATCAGCGTTGAGACGAGCATACTCCCTGTCTTGCTTTCTCAGTCGTTCAATATTTTCACTTCTATATTTATTTTTGCTAATTCTTTTGCATTCGGAACACGCCCAATTTAGTGTATAACGTGGGGCAATGTGCCCGCTAGAACAAGGTTCTCCAGTGAAAAATCTTTTTGCTCCGACCCGTTCGGCTTCCTTTCTGCTAGACGGCAAGTCCACGGCAAGTTAATCTTTTATCTAGAATAGCTCATTTATTTCCGCATCGGAAGACAGTAAGCTCCTCTTTTCTTTTGTCATGATATAGTGACAATGGTATGGAAGGCAAGCATTCTTCAAGCTTGTGAAGCAATCAGCTTCTCGGAGCCCCAGGAATCTCGTCGCCATTAAAAAAGGGCTGCAAGGCCCTTTTTCTTTAGAAATCAACTGCTTGCCGATAAAGAATGTAAATGCGCCATTCATAGAGTTCTTTCCATTCCTCCATCGTCAGGGACTTTCGTTTGCGCCCATGTGGTGTCGTAAGGGATGGGTTCAGTGGCGTATTCGTAGGAGTCATAGTCTGAGTCGTTGCGTGGGTCATAAGCCAATGCACTTTGAATTTCAGCTAATACTGTCCAATAGTCTTTGCCGTTAGTCCATCGGTCCATGAGCTTGGCGCATAGTGCGCGGAAATCAGGTTCTTTTGTCATGACAGAAAGTTAATACGGAGCAATGCGTGCGTCTTGAGTGGCAAGTTCCTGCTTTTCTGTTTCGTTCATGAAGCCACCATATTCTTGATGTAAGGCAAGACGAATGGCATCAATAGCTAGTCGTTGATTTTCATACTGATCCGCATCAATGGCATGGATCAAGCGAATGCAAAGATTATGAAAATTAGTCATTGGGCAATGTCTCTAACGCCTGACGGATGTCGTCTCGTTCGCTTTCAAAGCCAACAAGTTTTGGGATTACTTCCAAGGCGTTAAGCGCCTGCTTCTTCAAGCTCGGCGGCTTGGGGCGGCGGGCGGCGCGCACTTGAGTTGCTAGTAACTTGCTTGCCAAGAAGGAGACTTCGGCACAACACGCCTCCAGCTCCTGGTCGGCGCCCCAACGAGCGGCTTGCTCTGCTATATAGCTTTCGTAAAACCATGTGTGTTCGTCGTACTCGGTGCGCTCCATCCATTGGCGCACCAGCTCAGGCGGTGGAGTGATTGAGTTAGCCATGATTAGTTCTCCTCACTAAAGGGTTGGGACATACACAATCTGAAGTTGTCAACGGCGTACTGGAGTGAGTCGCAACCAAGGACGGGATGCCACCACTCACCATTGACGAGTTGAGCACCATCCATGGATCCATCGCCTGGCTCGTAGCCAGGGTGCAGCAAGCCTTTAAGTATCTGGTCTGCCATTAGTCCTCCTGGTTAGTGGCGTTGGTTGCAGCGGCATAAGCTGCGAGATACTCTTGGAAATCAACAGCAGTAGGCTCTTCTGTCATCTCAGTGTGCTCTAGCTGAAGCTTTTGATGAGCATTTTGCAAAGAGACTTGCAGTTTCATCAAAGAGAAACGATGGCACACGGGAATAACATCCATGATTTCCTCTAGCGTAGTGAGGCTTTCTTCTAGCTTTTCCAAGCTGAAGCCCCAATTCACCATTGGAGAATTATTAAGCATGACGAGCCTGTCGTTGCTATTGAAAGCAGTAATGCCAAATTCAGTCTTGTAAACGGTTGCCATGGAGTCCTGTAGGGGAACTCCGTTATTGTTGCAGGGACAATGGCAAGCGTCAATGCTTTTGACTATTAGCGCTGCTTATAGGGCTGAGGGGCAGGCTTCTGCTTCCAGCCAGTGGCAATAAAATGGCACGGTCCTAGAGGCGCTAAATGCACATGCCTACCAGCGCGTTCCACCATGGTCTGGAATGCCTGCCTGCGGGTCTTGTCGAGGCGTCCGTCAGGCTCTACTAGCCAACTCCTAGCCCAGTCTGCCACCTCTTCAATGTCGCTAATGTCATTAGTGCGCACCAGGAAGTGCCTGCCACGCTGCTCTAGCTTGCGCCACACGGGATGCACCATAGGCTCTTGAGCGGCAATAGCTTGCGCGTCAGCCTTTAATGCTGGCGGAATGCACAGGCTTATCAATGGGGGGAGAATAGTAGTGTCAATCATTGTTTTCGTCCCATTCATCAACTTTATGCACAGCGACGATGGCATAATTAGTCGTTAGTTCTTGGGCAGTGAGACGAGCCATGGTGGCATCACGCGCCATAAGGGAGAATTTATCTCCATTAGCAAAAACCACTGTGTACACATCCATCACGTTTCCTTTAATCATCGGTCTGGGTTAAAAATGGAATCGAAGGAGATGCCTTTCTCTTCAATAGTTTCCAGGACTGATTGGCCAACGATAGTGCGTAGCATTTTGCGCCAGTCATCATCACCACCAAAGCTTCCCACTTGCTCCATGATCATGAGCACAGTAGAAAGCTTGCTGATGTCGCTCATTACCATAAGCATTTCGCTTGTGCCATCGTTTTCAATGTGCTGCTGCAGCACTTCACAATGTATTTGGTGCCATTTACCAAGACAGAACAAAGCAATTTGCCTGTAGGTTTCATCACCATGAGCTTCTAGGAGGGCTTCAATGGAAGCGGCTAGCTCTGGGGGAATACCTACGGTGCCTGGATCTTCCATGAAGGGCACTAGCTGGTCGTCAATGGCTTGACGCTTATCTTGCTTGGCAGTGGCTGCCTGACGCAAGAAATCACCAACAGAAGAAAAATCCATAGAGACAATGGCTACGAGAACAGTATGACGAAGATTAGGGCTGCTGTCAATAAATTGGCAATTGTTTACATACTGATCGTGACCAGTCCCTCAGAAGTTTCAGGGGCATTATCGTCGTCTGCCACTTTGAAGGTGGCATCAATGGCTTTTGCGTTGGCAGTCTTTTCGTTTACGTCACCAATAGTTTTAGCGAGATCATCCAGGAAGCCTTTATAGCTTTTCTTTTCTTCCACTTCTGGCTTGATGTCGTAGAGGCCAAGCACTTTTGCTTGTTGCTCTAGACAGTTCCTGGCGACGGTTAGGAAGGAACTTTCACCAGCACATTCCGTGATAGTTACGCTTTCGCCACGGTCTGACATTGTTGTCATCTTGCGCTTCTTACTTGCCTCAAAGTTCATCAACGCTTGCTCTTTTAATTCCATAGCTTCATTTAATATACGAGCACGATGAACGTCTTGACTTTTTAATATACTTTCTGTCCACAGGCTTCTATTCTGCTGCCTATCAGAATTAACAGTTTCTTTGCTTAGTTGCATCACACGAGATATTTGTGAATTACTAAGATTGGCAGCAAGAAGCTCTTGCACCATAAACCTACGCAAGCCAGTAGTTTCTTTGTTATATGGAATCTTGCCAGGCCCGTTGCCCACTTTCTCCCGCATCTTGTCAATTTGCTCTGGCGTGAGGCCAGCTTCAACTAACACTTTCAGCCCATAACGAAGTTCAGCCTTTTCGTCGGGGAAGTTAATTTGCGGGGAAGGCATTGCAACAACTAGCGTTTCTTTACAGCCTATGCTAATGGCAAATCTCCCTTGCCTATTAAGCTGCGTGTAAACAATGCACTAAAGCGTTCTTGCTGCTCTGGCACGACGCTTGCGGGATTGTGAGAGATGGCTTTGCGCAAAGCATTAAGCTCATGCCACTCTCGCGAAGAAAGCAGAGGCGATGGCAAAGAAACAAGCAGGCTCAAAATGTCAGGGAAAGCTCATAACATCTTAAAAGAAAGGCCGCCCCAAAGGCGGCCCTCGTAGCGGCTCTAATCAGAATAAATCCTTAGGAGCCGTATATACCAAGCTTTCCTTAAAGCCTAGTGTTTGATAGTCGCCCATATCATCAGCCAGCTTCTTGGCTTCTTTCAAGGCAATCTCCATGCCCCTAATTTCCCCGCCATAGTCCTTCTCTGCTCTGCGCTGGATGCGCACAGTGCCATAGGGGCTTTCTTCCTTGTCAATGCCATTTTCTTTTAGCAGTGCCATTAGCTCTTCTTTACAAAGAACCTCCTTTTCGGCTAGTGCTTTTTGGTTTGCCTTGATGGCTTCTAGTTCTTTGAGCAAATCCAGGAAGTCTTCCATTGTTACTAACGATTGATTGAAACAACAATAACCGTCGCACAAATCAAGGCAACGATAACGACAAGAGCATCAGCTATTGCCATGATCAAACGCCAGAAGCGAGAGGAGCAGTCTTAAAGCCGCGATCAATGAGTTGCACAATCTCTTCAAAGCTTCCACGCCAGTGACGCTCTTCTTTTGCATCACGAGCACCATAGAGAATACGACTCT